ATTCAACGTAGTCCTCCTATCGGGATTAGTAGGAACAAGGGTTCCAACATTTCCATCTTGTATATCTAGCTCATTTTTACCATAAAATCTATACCTAGAGTAATAAAAACCAACTGTAACAGTCATTACTCTCGATTCCATATTATTCAACTGTACCGATCCAATATTATATGGAAAAACCTCTCTTAATTCCCAACAAGCTGTTACACGATGCTTTCTATAATTATCTGGAGTTACTCTAGCATTATCATCTTGCTGACTAATAGCACCATGATCATTTAATCTATGAACACTATTTCCACCACCTCTTTCCCATTTTATAATTCTTACATATGGTGCAACAATATCATCATAATAATCTGTATATTGATCTGCATCATTTCTCATTAATGCTATCCATCTTTCAAATAACATTCTGGTATATTGATTCTGTGGCATTTTAAAAGTCATATTAATCTGACTAAATGCACTTCCAGTTGGATACTTATAAGATGCACCCTGAGTAACAATCTGTCCTGTAGATACTTGTTTACTTGGTAGGTTTACAGTATCACAATAATAATCTAATAATAGGTTAGTATATCTTTGCTGATTACCAAACCCCCAGTTTGGAAGTTGATTAAATCTTGCAGGAGTAGTAAAGTGAATAGAATAAAGATTTGTTAATGCAGGAGAATTTGCTTGCTTCTTAAAAAATGCAGAAAATTCTTGCAATGATGAATAACGACCTTCAGCCCAATTCGGTACACCAGGATCAGGTGTTGAATTGCTATAAACAGCACCAACAATTTGATTTATCGCTGCGAAAATATTTGCAAACATTATACTTTAAGTTCCTTTTCCGTGATTAACATAAATTCCCATCCATAATCTTTACAAAATTCCTTTGCTGCTTTCCATTTAGCTTTATTTACACTATAGGTAACAACCTCAGTAACATAACGTTTAGTTATTTTTTTCTGAGTTTTAGGTTCTTTTGTCTGTCTAGTAGGTTTCACTTCTACCATATATTTTTTATTACCAACCTTTACATAAAAGTCTGGATAATACTTATGGCGTTTACCATCAACAGGGGATATATAAGGTATAGCAATCTCTTCACTTCCCCATTCAACAACTGAAGAGGTATTATCACACCACTGCATGAATTTATATTCCCAAGATGATCGGTAAACTATGTTCCGATAATCACCTTTATACTTCTTTGGAAGCCTTGGAATATATTTTCCTTGCTTATAACGCATAAATACATAGAGATCACGATATTATTTAGGTAGAAATTGTCAATCTTTAAATACCCATTACGACCACCAGCATCAAGGTCGCAAGCAGGTACTCGAATAGCAGATTCCCCAACAGAAGCTACCGATTACCTAATGCTTCGTCGTGAGAGATTTTCATATAATGATCAAGATGTTCCCAATTTCTATAAAAGAAATAGTCCAGGTAATCAACAAAGAGTTTTACAACATCCAGATAGATGTTATATTGCAGTACCTCCACAGATCGCAACACAATATAGTCCTGCATATAGAAGAGCAGATATTGGTGTAGGTGGTATTGCTGCACTAGGAATGATGAAATCAGCAGATTTCGGTGAAATGTCTGAAAAATTGCAAGATGCAGCACATTCAGCATTACCCGAATTCTCAACATCTGCTGTTTTGCAAATGATCAACGGATTTAACCAATTTGTTGGATTACAAGGACAATTAGATATTAATACAGTTAGACAATTACAAAGTGGTCAAGTTTTTAACCCATATTCAGAACAAATGTTCCAAGGTATGAGTTTTAGAACACATAACTTTGCATTTAAGTTCTATGCTAAGAATTTAACTGAATCAAATGAAATATGGAATATAATCAATTATATTAAAATTGGTTCATTACCTAGAATTAGAAGTGGTGAATTTGTTACCAAATATATTAACGATAAGCAGAAATTCAAAGTTCCTGGTGGTGAAAAGGATAGAGGAAAAGACCATAAGAACATGTGGGACAAAGATTTCTTCAAAGGTATGAAAGGAACTACTAATTATGCAGGATCAAACAGATTCTTCGAGGTTCCAGATAGATTCCAATTACGTTTTGTCCGTTTTGGTACTAATA